GCTCCTCCCTCAAACAATGAACCTGAGGATGATTGCTCAAACACCCTGCCAACCACTGCCCGCCCGATCTCTGCGCCGCAACGATCACCGCCGCCTTTGGCTGGTATCTCGTCATCGCCGCCTCCAAACCTTCATGTACCGATCCACCGCCGCCCACGCGCGCTCCCCGTCGATCCTCCCGTTAATCAACCCCTTCCACCGACGCGCGCGCCCCGGGTAGTGCATCAATCCCGCCGTCGTCACCCCTCGCGAATACTTCGGGAACGTGTTCCATTCGTTCCCCAACAACAACACCCTCAACGGGTCCTCATGCATCGCACTGAGCAAGGGCCCCTGGTCCCGCTGCGCGTGTTTCTCCCAATTCCGTTGCCATCGCGCAAAGAACCGCTTAACGCGTTCGCTCCGCGCGAATGCCCACACTCCCCCGTTGTACATCAACGCGTTCAGCGTTCCGAACGTCTTTTGCAACAACGCCATCTCCGCGTAGTTGTTCCGCCTCGCGTACGCCTGTAACGTGTCCATCAAGTGCGGGTCTTTGCAAATCACGAACTCCCACCCGTCCTCGATCCAATCGAAAAACCGCCGCACATCCGCCGGCGGCACGATCTCCGTGTCCGCGTCCAAATATAACACCGCGTCCCACTCCGCAGGCGTCACGTCGTACGCGCTGAGTTTCGCCTTCCTCCCGCCTATATCGTTACCCGATCCCTCCCCGTCCTCCCTCAACACCAACACATCCTCCGGACCGATGCGCCGATCTGAACACAAACACACCGGAATCTCCGCGAGGTAGGTCTTGATCGATCTCATCAACGCCAACGCACACGTGCGCGATGGGTCCCCGAACGCCACAACGTATATCCCCCGCGTCATCGCCGCCGAACCTTTAGCCTGAAACGTTCGCTCTTACGCGTAGATTGAGACTCTAAGACAAGACTAGATACACCACAAGACATGACTACGATCCTCCCCCACACAACGCTGCGAACCCCATCCGGTGGTCCTCCGTCCATGCTTCCACCGTGTACGGACTTACCACCGCCCGCAACGCGAACGGGTCCGTCTTTCCGTCCGGGAACGCCGCTTCCTCCAACGCCCGCGCCATGTCTCGCACATCCCCGCATTTGTACCGATGTATCCCGTCCTCGTCCTTCAACTCGTCCAACAACCCAACCCCGCGCGGTATCACCACTCTCACCCCGCACGCCAACGCCTCCAATGGCGGCATTGGAATACCTTCGACACGACTCGGGCACAACAGTACATCCAGATCTTGGTAGAACCTTGGCATATCTCGCCAACCCAACCGGCTCGTCGGCACCGGCCAACCTCGTCCCGATCCCCTCCACTCAATCCGCTCCCCCAACTTCGTGTGGACGATCCGCGCTACCAAGTCTTCACCCTTCCGCTGGTTCGGGTATGTGTAACCGCTCACTCCCACGACCGGCCGTTGCCTCCGCGTCAACTTCCCCACCGCTGGCACGAACCGATCCTGCTCCACCGGTGCACTCGCGATCAATGTCGGCCCCCATCCCCTCATCCGCTCCGCATACATCTCACATGTCACGATGCGCAAGTCAACGCGCGCCGCCATCCGGTCATACAACCGCGCCTTCGCGTTGCCCGGTGGCTCCTCCTCTCGATGCGTAAAATACGCTGCCACCTTTGCCCTCGGCCACACCTTCAACCGATTCCGCTCAAAGTACGCGCTGAGATACACCACGTCGATCTCGTCATCATTAGCGCCCCGCGCGTGCAACGACCACCCCAGGCGATCCCTTAACCTTCGTCCCATCCTGGGAATAATCCGATCTTGCTGCCAATTCTGGCACACGATGTGCACGCGCGGGGCGCTCACTCCTCCATACTCCCTCCCTCACTCGCTCACGACTACGATCCTGCCGTCAGGTCCACGGTGATGAAGCTATCCGGGCTTACCAACCCGAACGTGGCCCGCATCTCGCACAGAATCGCGATCATGTTCCGAATGAAAAAGTCTTCGTGGCTATCGCTCACGCTGATCGTCACGCGCTCACGATCCCACAACACGGCCTTGCGCCAATCCCCGAGGATCCCCGTCCCCGCTGGCACGTGGTTGCACTGCACTACCGGGTAACCCCACAACGTCCTGGTCCCCAGGCGCAGTGGCCCGCCAAAGTAGTACTGGTTGTTGGCGTCCACACTCAAGTCGATTGTCTCCCAATCGCTCGGGTTCAACACCCACGCGGTTGGAACCGTCCTCCCCGTTACCATCAACGTCGTAATCGCCTGGCGCGCCGTCGTGAGGATGTTTGCGTTCCACGCTTGGGTCAGGATACCCGCCGTGTTCAACACCCCCGTCAGGTTCGCTCCCACGCCGTTGCCGTTAACGATCTGGTTCTCCAATTCCTCCGCGATGTCGTCCCTCAACTCCTGGTCGATAATCCCCCGAAGCTGTGGCACATCCGCCAGGGCGCGCTTTGTCGCCGGGATCCAAACCGCGATGGTCTGCACCGCTAGCTGAATCTCCTCCCACGTGCTCGTCCCTTCGGGCTTCTCACCGCTGATCTCGCCCGTAGCTCCCGAATACGTGGTAACATTCGACTCTTGGACCGCCGCCGCCTGTGTCACTTGTGCCGTCTGGCGCACGAACGATACCAAATCACTCGTGGTCTGCCGCACGCTCACAAGCTGCCGCAACGTCAACGGCCACCGTCCCAGCGGTTCGTAGATTCCAGTGTAGTCCGTCTCAACGAACGCTCCCGCCGACGTCGCACCCGCGCCGGTAATGAGCGTCTTTTGGCCGATCAACCCCGGAATCTGCTTCAACCGAATCGGCGGTGACGTCGCCAGGCGTCCGCGCTCCGGAACCTCACCCTCTGGCGCGATCCCCTTGTGCCACGCCTTGAACGCCTCATCCTCTACAACCATTCGCCCCAACGACTTCGCCAGGGCCAGGCGATTGCCCGCTGCCGTCCTCGTCGTGCCCCCACCCATCAAGTCCTCAACCGTCTCCTCAACCGCCTTCTCACGCAGGAGGATGTCGATCTTCAACCCGACGTCGTTGGCCTTCTCACTGAAATCCTTCACCTCCGCGAGCTCGTCCTCCGTAAACTCGCGCTTCTCGTCAATCGCCTTGTCACAAATCACCTTGGCGGCTCTCAACGCGTCATCGCGCTCCGCCTTCAACTCTGCAATCTTCTTCTTGTCCACTTTAGCCCTCCTCGGCTACTCCTGCTGCCATCAACTCCAACGCAATCCGGGCGGCAATCGTGCTTGGTCGAACGCTTGGCGTTACAGCCTTGCCGTCTCCGCCGTCGTCCTTCCCGTCACCGTCGCCTCCCTCGTCCTCCTCGTGGGCACACTTCGCCCCGAGTTCAACGGCCTTGTCGTGGATACTCTGGATCATCTGGTATTCCTTCGACGTGTGGCGCGCCCCGATCTTGGCCGACTTCTCTGGCTCCGCCGCCTCAAACGACCCGTCGTGGTCCCCGCAATGGTTCCGCGCCGCTTCCTCTCCCCACTCATCGATCGGATACCGGTACGCCTGCTCCGTCATCGTATCCTCACCGCTCAAGCGTCCCATAATCACACTGTACCGCTTCCCCTCGTGGTCCCGATCCACCCGCCGGAACGAATCGCTGTCGAAATCTGCCGGCGGGCGCAATCTGCACGCGTGTTCGTTCGGGTACGGCTTCCGCCCCAACTCCTTAACACCCAACAACCGCGTCTCCCGATTCGCGCCGACCAAACACGGCCCCACTTCGAGTAGGTCCAACTTCCTCAACTCGTGGACGCCTTCAACCCACTTCTCATCCACCTCATCGTAAGCGAATGAGAACTGCGTCAGCGTCCGCTCCTTCATCTTCCCCCACACCCGACGGGCAAAGTCCTCCCCCATATTCAACTGCCCATCGATCCACAACCCCTCGTCGCGCTCCTCCGCCTTCAACACCTTCCCGATGTGCGCGTCGAGGTCGTCCCACTTGTGCGCGAATACGATCGGTATGGGGTCCCCACTCTCCTCCCACGCCTTCAGCGAATCCGCGAACGCGCCCGGCATCACCTTGTCGCCCACGCGATCCACGTTGCCAAACACTGAAACGATAGCCTCGAATCGCCCTTCAGGTGCGCCGTCGCCCGCTTCTTTGAACTCCGCTCCGAACGCCTTAATCAGCATCACTCACCTCCCGAAGTCTACACTGCACATGCAATTCGCGTTCTCGTCCGCCCCGCCCGACGGATCACCCGGCCACATCATCCCGTTACTGAACGGTTCCCGTATCCCCACCGTCTCCCCGTTCATTGCCGCGTGCTCATCCCGCGGGTTACCGCTGTTCACTCTCCACGTCTTTGTTCTCAATCCGCCCTGCTTCGCGCCTTCCTGAGCGCCAAAGTTTGTCGCACTCGTCACCCCCGACCGCGCGATCTGCGCCGCGCGCACGCCCACCGCGAACTCAAACAACGTCCGCACCGCCGACCGCGGCTCGTCCTCCGTCAACGCGTCTGCGATTCGATCTCGGGTGAACCCGTTCACGTATTCCGCTTGCACCCGCGCGTGGTTCCTTAACCACTCCTCCATCACGCCGTGCTCCAACCGATTCCCCAACTCCCCCGCAACGTGCTCACCCCAAACCACCGCCGTCGCATAGTTCAGCCGGTACAGGTCGTCCATCAACTCCCTGTTCCATCGCTTCCCGTCCCAAATCTGGTCCGCGTCCGTCGCCTGTTTTGCCGGTACTCTCCCGATCACCGACGCTTCCTGGCGCTTGAACGTCCGTTCGAGGACTTCCGTCCACTTCTCCACGTGTCTCTCGCGAACGCGGAGCAAACTCGCGTCAATCGTCGTCCTCCGCGCCTTAGAACCGATCCTACGAACCGCCCCCCTCTGCATTATGTTGACTAGGAGCGCCGCCGTCGTCCTATCCGGTTGCAGCAACGCCTTCACGACCTCCTCCGGGCCTGTCAACTCCCCGTCGATAATCTCCCCCTCGTCCATCTCCACGCTCGTCCCCGGTACGATTATGTTCAGCGGGATCCCAATGTCGTCCGCTCCCGCCGTCTCCGACCGCGGCATGTTCAACTTCGCGCGCGCTTCATTGGGTGCCATCCACGGTCGTCCCACCGCCGTCTGGAACGCGCCCATCTGTTCCTCGAACGATCCACGCAACTTCTCCTCAATGTTGAACTCCGTATAAACCCCCTTCGTCCCCCCGAACTCTGGTAACAACTGGAGGTCTATATCGTCCTGGATCATCCGCAACCACGGCCCCAAGCTGTCCTGGTAGAGGTTCTTATGTTGCTCCCGAATGTTGCTGAACGTCGCGTGGTCCAAAATCCCGACCATCGGCAACGGTATGTGGAACGCCCTCGCGCACTCCTCCCGCGTCAACTTC